CTACGCCAGAAATAATGAAGGCATACTGCACAAAAAACGAATTAGACTTTCCTATTCCAGAAAGTAGAGAAGATGACTATATTTGGACTTATGGATTAGTTTATGACAAAAACACTCTTAAAATAAAACAAGTAAAAGGCTATATTAAAGTAGCGCAAAACATAGATGATTGGTTATGGTAGAGTTAGATATAAAAAAAACTAATCAAAAATTTTATAAAAAATTAGAAGAAGAAAAAAAATTACGGAAAGAATTTATAAAAAAATTTCATAACTAAGATATAATTTAAAACTATGGCAGATACATTTACCACAAATTTAAACCTTACAAAGCCTGAAGTTGGGGCCAGTACTAACACATGGGGCGGAAAAATAAATAATGATCTTGATGCTGTGGATGGTATTTTTGCAGCCGGTGGAGATGGAACATCTGTTGGGTTAAACGTAGGTTCTGGAAAAACTCTTACAGTCGGTGGCACATTAGATGTAAATGGCACGATTGATTGTGAAGGTGGAACTATTGATAACACTACTATTGGCGCAAGTACAGCAGCGCCAGGAAGTTTTACTACTCTTAGCACATCTAGTACTGCAACATTAGCAAGTCTTACTTGTTCTGGAACTTCTACTTTAACAACAGTAGATATTAATGGCGGTGCGATAGATGGCACAGCTATTGGTGCTAATTCTGCTAGTACAATTGCAGCAACAACTGTAACCGCTTCATCACACATTAATACTACAGGCGGAGAAGTTCAAATAAATGGCACGAATATTTTTGACAAAATATATCCAGTAGGTTCAATTTACATAAATGCAACAAACAGCACTAATCCTGCTACTTTATTAGGTTTTGGCACATGGACAGCTTTTGGGGCAGGTAGAGTTCCTGTCGGTATAGATTCGTCTGATACAGATTTTGATACTGCTGAAGAAACAGGCGGTGCAAAAACACATACATTAACCGAAGCACAATTACCTGCTCACAGACACTTTTTATTTAGAAATGTAAGTGTTCCTAATATTGGAGATACTACATCTAGTCTTTCGGCGGCACATCATTATGACAATGGTTCAGAAAGTTATAGAATAAGAAAATCTTCAAGTACAAATGCTTTTCTTGAACCAAATATAACTTTATCAAGCCAAACAGGTAGCGGTTCTGCTCACAACAACGTGCAACCATACATAGTCGTATATATGTGGAAAAGAACTGCATAACAGAGGTAATACATGGCTCTAATAGAAATTACGCCACCTGCAGGAATAGTAAAAAATGGTACAGATTATGCTAACAAAGGTCGTTTTGTTGATGGCGATTTAGTTCGCTTTGAAAATGGCTACTTAAAACCTCTGGGTGGTTGGACACTATTTAGGCAAAATCCTGTTGGTACTTTTTATTCTGCTACAGTAACAACAACCGCATCTAGTTCAACTTTAACTATTACTACTTCTTCTGCGCATGGCCTGTTAGCTAGTGCAAAAATATTTTTAGAAGATTTTGTTGCAACAGGTGGTTTGACTGCATCTGAAATAAATGGCGAATACACTATAGTTTCTGTACCTTCTACAACAACTCTAACTATTACTTCTAGCGGTACTGCAACTGCCACAGCTACTTCAGCTTCAGCTAGAATAATAGAACCTGCTGTTCCTATAGGTATGTATTCTTATGTAGCTAATAATGGCGAAGAAATTTTAGCTATCGGCACAAGATCAGGCGTAAATGTTTTATATGACGATAATTGGTACGATGTAACACCAGTAGGTTTTGTTGGCGATGATGTAATAACATCTTTAGGTTATGGGGCCTTTCACTATGGAGTCGAAGATTGGGGGGATGCAAGAAGTACATCAGGAATACAATTTGATACCAAAAGTTTTTCTTTTGATAACTGGGGAGAAGATTTAATTTTTTGCCATCCGGCAGATGGAAAAATTTATCAATGGCGACCAAACACAGCAACAGCGAGTCCAGACACAATAGCAACTGCAATTTCTGGCGCACCTACAGGTTGTCAAGGAATTATAGTAAGTAATGAAAGACATTTAATAGCTTTAGGTTCTAGTGGCGATCCTAGAAGAATAGCCTGGTCTGATAGAGAAGATAATACTACTTGGACTGCTTCTGCTAGAAATACAGCAGGAGATTTACAAATTCCTACAGGTGGTCAGGCAAACTATGCAAAAAAATTTGGCAACGATATTATTATCTTTACTGATGTTGGTATAAACAAGTTGTACTATGTAGGCAATCCATTTGTTTATGGCATACAAGAAGTAGGAGTAAATTGCAAAGCAATAAGTCCTAGATCAATCGTATCGTCAGGTGGTTTTTTGTCTTGGGTAAGTGAAAATTCATTTTTTACTTACAATGGACAAGTACAAGAACTTAAATCAGATGTGCATGATTTTATCTTTGACAACATACAACAAAGAACACAACAAGCTACACATGGCGCTCATAATATAGACTTTAACGAAATATGGTGGTTTTTTCCGGTTGGAGATACAGACCAACTTACGCCTAACAGATATATTATTTGGAATTATTTAGCAAATGTTTGGAGTATTGGCGAACTAGATAGAGGTACTTGGATAGATCAAGGTGTTTTCCCTAATCCTATTGCTTGTGATAAAGATGGTTTTGTTTATGAACATGATAAAAGACCTTTATTTAACTCGCCTGGTTTGGGAACAAGAAAACCTTTTTGTCAAACAGGCCCTTTAGAAATAGGAAATGGAAATCGTGTAGCTCAAGTTAATCAAATTATACCAGACGAAGAAACAACTTCTTTGCCTGCAATAACTTTAAGTTTTACTGGTCGTTTTACACCATTAGGTGCAGAAACAAATTTTGGTAGCTTTGCATTTAATAGCGATGGTTATACTGATGCTAGATTTTCTGCAAGACAAGTACAAATGAAAATTGAAGGCTCAGTTACGCAAGATTTTCAAGTCGGAAAAATTAGACTTGATGTGCAACCTAGAGGTCGCAGATGATTGATCCGGCTAGTAAAAATCAATATATTCAACTTGTAACTAACGCTCAACTTGATGTAACTGGCACTTCTTCTTTAGAAACAATTTACACCGCACCAAGCGGTACAGACTTTGATTTTGCAATTATTGAGTCTATTTTAGTAGGCGATGATAATGGACAAGCAACTACAGCAGATATTGTTGTAACAACAGGCGCTTCTAATCATTATTTATTTAAGCAAAAAAATATAGCAGCAAATGAAACAATAGAATTACTTAGTAGAGATTTAGTTTTAAAATCTGGACAAATTCTTAAAATACAAGTAAGTCATGCAAATATTAATGTTTTTGTAAGTTTGGTTGAATATGCAAAAGGCGATTAAAGAAGAAGATTGGAAATATCATTGGGAATATTGTAAGCAATTTATTGAGCCTGCTTTAAAACATCAAGATTCCTATACAATAGACGACATAGAAGATAAAATAAAGAATGGATTTTTCCATTTATGGCCTGGCAAAGAATCGGCTTTTGTAACAGAAATTGTGCGTTTGCCACAAATAACCATTATGAATTTAATGTTTTGTGGTGGTAATTATGAAGAATTAGAACAAATGTTAGATTCAATAGAAAAATTTGCCAAAGCTATAGGCGTTAAAAGGCTTTATGGCGGTGGTCGAAAAGGTTGGATTCGCAAGATTAAACATCTTGGTTTTCAAGAAGAAAATTTAATTGTTAAAGAATTATGAGCGCAGGAAAATCAAAAACATCTGAAAGAGCGTATGTTCCGCCTTTTTTACAAGACCTTTATACTAAGGTTTCTCAAAAAGGCTTAGAAGAACTGCCATTTACTCCTTATTCTGGTCAAATGGTTGCTGGTCTAACACCAGACCAAATGAAAGCCATGACCACAACCAGAAGTATATTTGACCAAAGTTTTGGTTTTGATCCTAGACAATCAATAAATGAAATTATTATGCAAGGAAGTCCAACTGTAGATTCGGCTTCTATTGCTGATAACATTTCTAGTTTTGAAAATCCATATCAAGATCAAGTTATAAATAATTTTATAGCAGATCAAAATAGGCAAAGAGATTACATATCAAATAGAGCAGAAGATGCTGCTATAAGAGCAAACGCTTTTAGTGGCAGTCGTGGGGCAATTTTTGAAAATGAAGCAACTAGACCACTAGACGAAATAACTGCAAAAACTGTTGCAGGTTTAAGATTAAAAGGTTTTCAAGATGCAGCAAAATTAGCTTCGCAACAAGCTAAATTTGACCAACAAGCTAATTTGTTACAACCACAATTAGATTTGAAACAAATGGGCCTACAAGCTAATTTGTTAAATAGACAATTAGCAGACCAATATAGAAACTTAGGTTTATTATCAAATATAGGCGCACAACAACAAAGGCTAGACCAAGCTCAATTAGCTGCTGATAGAGCAGAATTTGATAGAAGAATAAATGATCCTTTCAGACAGCTTCAATACTTGTCGTCAGCAATAGCACCTATATCTCCTTCTGTTATTGGCAGAGATAGTAAAACAAAATCTTTCTCACTTGATGCTATGGATGTAATGAAAGGACTAACTGGTTTAGGCTCGTTAGGAATGGGGCCATTATCAAGTGGCAGTTCCGAAGCGTTTTCTAGTCTTTTATCTGGAGATTTTTTTAGTTAAATTATGGTAGCTAGATTTATAACAAATCAAAACAATCAAAATCTTTTATCGCAAGTAGAAGATGATGCGTTGTCGCCAACAAATGTATTTATGCCTGGAAACTTGGGTATGCAATCTGAAGAAGAGCAACTTGCTGATGCAGCAGTTTTAGCACAAGCAAGACAAAATGAACTTAAAGAAAAACGCAAACAAAGAAGGCAAAATTTTTTTAAAGGCATGAGAGATTTTAGTCTTGCTATGCAAGGCGTAAATCCGAATGATTATGATGCTCTTATAGAAGCAAAGAATCTTGAAAGATTACAAACAAGGGCAAAAATAAATTTTATTAGTAAATTACCAGATGAACAAAAAAAACTTTATCTATTGTTTGGAGATAAAGCTGTTGATGCTTTCATACCAAGTGCTACTAGCCAACCTACTTCGTATAAAGAATACGCACTTACAGACGACACTCCTACGCCAGAAGAATATTTAGCATTTTTAAATCGAAATCAAGCTCAAACTGGCGTTGCTAGATTTGGTATTTATGATGCTACTGGAAATCAAGTTTCAAGCGTTTTAAAAAACGATTTAGAAGCAATAAAAGAATTTCAAGATAATGGTTTTTTAGTGGGTAATCTTGCTACTCCTTCAAGCGCACCTACAAGTAAAAGTGGAAAAAATCCTTTTGATGCTATCTACGATCAATACGTTGCTACAAACAAAATTATTAATGCAACAAGCGGATTAGCACAAAAATACGCTGACAATCCAACATCTGCTCTTGCTTTAGGTGGTGCAGTAAAATTTGTTGATAGTCTTTATACAAACCTATTAGCACTTGGAGATTTTGGTAGAGAAGGTGCAGATAATCAGGCAGCTCAAGACGTTCAAAAAGGTATTTCAATAAGTGGTAGAGATTATACAGATAGAATAAAAGAAGTATCTATCGCTACTGGTGTTGCAGAAAGCAGAGTTAGAGATTTAGCGTACTTATTTGCAGCAGCTAGAGGACAAACTGGCAGAGGACTTTCTGATAAAGATTATGAAAATGCACTAATGATAGTTAGTGGTGGAGTTGGTGTTCAAGGTAAAATAGCAGTTTTAGAAGATGTATCTAACAGACTTTCAGAAGAATTAGCTTACGATTTAAATTTAGCAAAACTTAGATATTCCGATGATGAAAAATTTATGTCTGAATACAACAAACTTCCGGAAATGCAAAAATTTGTTAATCCTCTTATACAAAATGCGCCCTCACAACAAAGTCAAGATGCCGATGCTTTAATAGATTTTTATTTAAACCGAACAGTTCTTTAGCAATGACAACAAGAGTAGAACAATTAGAAGCTGCCTTAATACAAGCACACCAGGCAGGCGACACAGATAACGCAAAAATTTTAGCTAAAGCTCTTGTAGAAGAAAAAAATAAAACAACAACAGAAACAAAAAAACCTCTTAGCACAAAAGAACAATTAAAAGATTATGCTATGAGTTCTGGCTCTGGTACTTTTAAAGGTCTTTCTTATATTCCAGGTTTTGTTGGAGATATAGAACAATTAGGAAACCAATTTTTACCAGAATTTATGACAAGACCAATAGGCTCATTTTTTGATTCTTCAATCCCAAAAACGCCTAATCAACTGTTTCCAACATCTCAAGAACTTAGAAACGAAGCTATTAATTTAATTCCGGCTTTACAGGCCTTAGAAACTTATCAACCTAAAACTTCGGCAGGCGGTTATTTGCAAAGCATCCCAGAATTTGCTGCGCCTGGTATTTTAGGAAAAACGAAAACAGCAAGAAAGTTTGGACTTGGTTTAGGCGCAGGTGGTGGGGCAACTTACGAAACAATAGAACAATTAACAGGCAGTCCAGGATTAGGTCTTGGAATTTCTTTACCTGCTCAACTTATTGCTTCATATCTTTTAGGGCCTAGCAAGGCTGCAAGATTAGCTGAAAACGCAACATCAACAGTTACTAAAAAACAAATTGATGATGCAATAAATTTAGAAGCAACTGCAACAAATCAAGGTGTAAAACTTTTGCCTGGAGAAACAGTAGATAATAAATTTGTAAAACAACTTACTGAAGATGTGTACCAGTCAGATCAAGGCGCACCATTAATATATGATGTTATAAAAGACAGACCTGTAGCGGCACAAAAATTAGCTACAGATTTAGCAGATCAAATAGCCGATGTTCCTGAAAGTCAAAGAGAGGTTATAGATTTAATAAGTGATACTGCTGAAAAATCAGTTAAATCAGCAAAAACTAGCAGAAGAATACAAGCACAAGAAGCAGGTTATAAAGTTGCTAACAATGAAACAATAACTACAACACAAGCACAAAATGTCATTGATAATATTGATGATTTATTAGATGGCCCTAACACGCCAATAGCGCCTAATAGTAGAAATTACAACACATTAAAACAGATAAGAAGGGAACTTGTAAGAGAAGTAGATGATGTTGAAATACCAGTTACCAACATAAATCAATTAGATACAGTATTTAAAACATATAGAGATGCAAGTAAGCTCTCTAGTAAAAATGTAGCAACTGATTCACAGTTTATGGATTCTAATTTGCGAAATATTTTGTTCAATGACGATAATACTGGCGCTTTAGATATTTTAGTAGATACCTTAAACACCAATCCAAATTATAAAAAAGCTAATCAAGTTTTTGAAGAACTATCTAACACATTGGTTAATGTAACGACAAGAAATTTAGATGGCTTGTTAAAGGGAAATATCAAACAAGGAACAATAGAAAATTTTGTTTTTAATCCTACTATGAGTAATGTAAATGACATAAATAAAACTATGCAAATACTCGCTAAACAAAATCCAGAAGCAGTAAAACAAATTGCAAATGTTTATTTTAGAAATGCAATTAACAATGCTTTTCCAGTAACAGTAAAACAAGGGGAAGATTTATCTCAAGGATTTAAACTTATAGAAAAAATTGCAGGTAAAGGACAACAAAGGGCAAACTTTATGGCTATGTTAGATAATGTTGCTGAAGTCAATAAAGTTCCTAAAAAAGAATTCAAAGTAGGTTTTGAAAAGATGATAAACATTTTAGAAAGAACTGGCAGATTGAATAATATTAATAGGCCTGGTTTTGATGTAGGCGGAGAAGCTAAAAGAACTTTGCTTAAAGACGTTGCTCTGGCAAAAACATTTAATCCTTTGGTCAGATTAGCTACTAAATATGGAGAAATCCAAGCAGGTGGCGCTTATCAAATTTTAGGCGAAGTCTTGTCTAGCGACCAAGCTGTAGCAAATTTAATAGAATTAGGCAAAACTGGGGCAAATGCAAAAAGACAAATTAGAACAGTTTTAAATATTATAAATACAATTTCACCTGCTACAGAAAGATTTGGGCCTGATAATCCAGATCAATCATTATTATTGGAGAACGTACAAAACATATTGCCGGATTGATAGCTTTAAAGTGGCTAGAAAAAGCGAAAGAATTGGAAGGTCTGGCGAATACGCTGTAGCTAGTTTTCTAAGCCTGGAAAGCGATACAGTTCATGTTTTACCGCATGGCAGTCATGCCGACATAGTTTTTGAAATAAATGACATCATGTATAAATGTCAGGTGAAAACTGTTGCTGTAAAAAAAATGTGCCATAAAACTAACAAAAGAGTTAATTGGTGTTTTGATATGCGAAGGGGTGCTAATACAAAAAAAAGAGATTATAAAAAAGGTATGTTTGATCTTTATGCTTTTTATTGTATGAAATACAACACAATAATATTTAAAATATTTAAAGACAATAAAAGAACAAAAATAACTTTTGAAGATAGTTTAATGAAAAATGTAAATTCAAAAGACAGTTTTTATGAAGCTATTACACTTTTAAATAACTAATAATCATTAACATACTTGATTTATCACTTTACATTGTTTAGTATTCTTTTACTAAAAAGGAGAAACAATGAGAGAACCCAAAGACTTAATCATTTTATTACTGCTTGGCATTATCTTTGTTTTTGTTTGGAACTTAGAAATTCACTTGGTGTAGTATGAAAAAGATAACCTCAGACAAACTTAATCAAAGTATCAAACAAGTAGCCTGGACTAATAGTAAAGGGCAGAAACAAATAAGCTACTATCTAAAATATACTTTCAATGGCAAACGCAGAAACATGAAGATTGGTCATGGCGGTATGCCGATACAAACAGTACGCAAGATTGCAAGTGAACTACAAGCCAAGATGTTGCTTGATACTAGCTTTGATCCTTTAGATAAGAACGACAAGCAGACACCAACGACAGATTATGTCTTTGCAAAATATCAACAACAGTTGGAGATGAACAACAGAAAGACCATTCAAGAATATGTGCGTTTGTACGAGAAAGACATCAAGTCTGGCTTTGGTCATTTATCAATAGATACAATTAGCAGAGGAGATGTTAAATCTTGGTTTGATGATTTAAGTCTTAGGTCAAAATATACAGCTAATCGCTGTTTAACTATTTTAAAAACTGTTTTTGAGATTGCGATAGATTACGAGTTCATTGAAACAAATCCGGCAAGTAGAATAAAAAAACATCTTGAGGTAAAAAGAAATAGACACTATACACCTGAAGAAAAATTAAAAATTTTCCAAGAATTATTTAGAAGATTAGATGAAGATAGAACACTAATTTATTCTGTAAGTTTTATATTATTGCTTATTTTTACTGGCGCTAGAAAGGGAGAATTGGCTAAAGCAAGATGGGAAGATTGGCATGGCGATTACATTGAATTAAAGGATCATAAAACCGATAAAGATGGCAAAACTAGAAAAATTTGGTTGAACTCTCAAAGTCGGAGTGTCATACAAGCGCTACAAGGCGAAAAAAAGAAAAAAACGATACTTGGTATCAAAAATCCAATAAAGCTCTGGAACAGCGTTAAATTAGCTTGTGGGTGTAATGACCTTGTTTTACACGATTTACGTCATAGTTTTGGTACGATTTCAACAAATTCTGCAAAAATTCAAACTTTGCAGACCGGAGAGCTTATGGGCCATAAATCATTGTCTATGATGCAACGCTATCAACATATTGAGGATAGAACGAGTAAAGAAAACATAGAGAAAATCGGAAACGAAATTCTCTCAGACATTCAACTTCCTATAGTTTATCAATAACAAAAATCTGTTTAGCTTTATCAAAAGAAATATTATGATCGTCTGCCAAAAAAGTAAGTTTCTGTCTAGGAAACGAATTTTTGTCCTGGATGGCTTTCATCACTATTTTTTTCTTTGTAAGCGTATCGTAAGAATTCCAAGAACTAATTTGCTTGAGATTGCGACCACAGATACAACTATCTTTCAAACCATAGGTTGTCGAGCAAACACTAATACATGGAGAGTCCTCTAATGAAGTTGAAAAACCATCCATTTTTAATTGATCTCGAAAACACATTGTCTTTTTCATATCTTTTATGGTTTAATTATACTTCAAAGGTAGAAACATTAACATACAAGAGAAAGCATGAACGATAAGGATTATATTACACCTAAAGAGTTAGCTGATAGATGGCACAAAAGTCCAAGAACATTAGCTAATCAAAGAATGAAAGGCGAAGGCCCACCATACTACAAAATAGGAAAAAAGATTTTATATGATATGGCAGATATAAAAGAGATAGAGGAGAATTCATTTGTTAGCAGAAGCGAATAGAGAATTTATAAAAGATAATATGCCATCAAAGCATAGTAAATATTCTCCCTCAAGTGCAGAGCGTTGGTTTGCGTGTCCTGGCTCAATTAAATTGTCGGAAGGCATTGAAAGAGAGCCGGTTGGCAGACCTGCGCTCGTTGGTACTTTTATACACAACATGGCAGAAATGCTTATGAAAGGTCATTTAGATGGAGTTACTCTTGAAGATTATTGGCTAGGTAAGAGTGAAACTGTAGAAGATGTAAAAATTTATGCAGATCAAGAAATGATAGATTGCGCTAAGTTTTATGTGGACTACATAGAAAAAAGGTCTGAAGAATTAAAAGCCAAACCTCTAATTGAAGAACAAGTAAGCATTGAAGAAATAAATGCTGAATGTTGGGGAACTGCGGATGCAATAATTTTTAACAAAGAAATAATTGAAGTTGTAGATTTAAAAACTGGCACATGGCCTGTTAGTCCTGAACATAATCTACAAATGTCTATATATGCTTTAGGCGCTTTATCAAGGTATGGCAACGAAAACATGAAAGTCGTAATGACAATAGTGCAACCAAGATCAAAACAGAGCGTTCGTTCGTGGGAAACTACTGCTGAAAATCTTGTAGATTGGGGTTTCTCAAAACTAAAAGATGCTCTTGATGCCTGTGAAGCAGAAACACCGAATTACGCTTTTGGCGAACAATGTAGATTTTGTCCGGCTAAAAGAGTATGTGAAACTTATAAATTAAATGGAGATAGTAAATATGACTGACGAAGTTCAAAGTCCAACTGTAAAAATTGACGATAAAGAATATTTAGAAGCTGATTTGTCAAAAGAACAGATGGAATTATTAAACATGGCTAAGTATTTAGCGCCAAAAGAACAAGAAGCGCAAAACCAACTTAGTCTTATACAAGATCATAAACGAAGGATAATCCAAGAATTAAAAAGTTCTTTGGAGAATGACGATAAAATTATTAATTTAGAGGAGAGTAAAAATGAGTCTAGCTAATATTAGAAAGAAAGCAAAACAGAAACCACCTAGAATAGTTCTTTATGGTGGCGCAGGAGTAGGTAAAACTTTTTTTGCAGCAAGTACAAACAAACCAATCTTTATTCTTTGTGAAGATGGGATGGGAAAAATCGAAGCCGACCATTTTCCATTGGCAACAAGTTTTGAAGATGTGCTAAAAAACTTACAATCTTTGCTTGATAACGATAACGATTACAAAACACTTGTCGTTGATAGTTTGGATTGGTTAGAGCCTTTGATTTGGGATAAGGCCTGCCAAGATAATAATTGGAAATCAATCGAGCAACCTGGTTATGGAAAGGGTTATGTAGAAGTATTGAAGTATTGGCGTGAATACATAAGGCTTTTAAATGAATTAAGAGAAAAAGGATTTATGATAATGCAGATAGCTCATAATCAAATCAAGCGTTTTGAGTCGCCAGAAATCGAAGCCTACGATCGCCATGAATTAAAGCTACATAGAAAAGCAGCAGATTTAATTCTTGAACATAGCGATTGCTGTTTCTTTGCAAACTACAAACTTGGAACAGTACAAGTCAAAGGTAAGGGTGGCAACATGACGACTAAAGCAGTAAGTGGCGAGAGAATTATTTACTGCGTTGAAAAACCTGCTTATTTAGCAAAGAACAGATATGCTTTACCAGAAACATTACCTTTTGATTGGGAAACTGTTCGTGCGGAGATGTTGAAGTAATGGAAGAAGAAATAATTTATTGTGATGAATGTGATAGAGAAGCTATCTATAAATGGGATGGTATCTTTGTCTGTTCATCGTGTTTAAAAACTACATTAAAAAGAGAGGTAAAAAATGAATCTTGAAGATTATGGTGGTGGCTTAGAAGTAGGTCAAGAAGATGAACAAATAGAGCCAGGAAAGTATGTTATGCAATACGTTGATGAAAGCGAAGTTAGAAACGACAGAGGATATGTTGGTTGTCGTATGACTTTTGCTATACAAGATGATAAGTATGGTGGCAGATTAGTTTCTGGATTATTTACAGTATCTAATCCTAATTCTGCTAAGTCTGAAGAAATTGGTAGAGCAGAGCTATCTGCTTTAGCAAGTGCTTGTGGTCTTACAACTTTGAAAAATACTGAAGAATTAAAAGGTATCAAATTCAATGGCATGGTAAAAATTAATGATAATGGTTATCCGGAAATAGATAGCCAATTTGGAAAAGGTTTTAGCAAAGCTGAACAAACTGAATCCATTTTGCCTAAAGAAGAAGTGGCAACACAAAAGCCAGTTGAAGTTGATCCTTTAGATTCTGAGGATATTCCCTTTTGAAGAAAACGAGCTTGTGTGGGGCGTGTGGTCGTCCTGCACGAGGCTTTCTTTACAAGCACGAAGATATTCATTATGGTAGTTGCTCTATGCAACATTTAGAGGAAATTAAGAGGAGAATCGAAAAAGGAGAAAAACTTGCAAGAAAATCTTATACAAATGAAGATGCTATAAGGTACGCAAGAAAACAAAGCAAAGATAAATACTTGGAACTAGCTAAAGTTAGTGGCAGTTTTGAGTTGCATAAATGGTCTAACGATCAACGAGATTCTTTTTTCAATACAATAATTTTAAATTATTTAGATTACGAAGCTGAATTAGGAAAATATAATGGACCTGACTAATTTTTATGAAAATGGATTAGTTTTAGATAAAGAATTACATTTTGGGAGTGGCAAAGATATTTCTGATGCCATTAACCAAATGAATGATGATGGTTTAGCAATAAGTTTTATTGATACTTCTGGGGATGTTATCAGATGTATGGTCAAAGCAAGTGCTAACACCAGGCCAGACAAAAGCAACGAAAAATCTGGTTGGTATGTGTATAACGAAAATGGTAATTACATAAATATTGTTTATGGTAATTGGCGAAATGGCACAACTTTTAAGTGGTCTAACACAGACACTAATAAACTATCAGCACAAGAGAGAAATCAATTAAAAGCCGATATTGCTAACAACATAGAGAGGAGTAAAAAAGAGCGTTCCAAAAGGCACGATGAAGTAGCTAAAGATTGTGAGGAAAGATTTAAAGGCGCAAAAGAGTGTGTGCATCATAAGTATTTAGAAAATAAAAAAATTAAAAATTATGGGTTAAAAACAATAAGAGATTCTCTTGTTGTTCCTTTATATTCTACCAATAGTGTCAAGGATCAAAAATTACGATCTTTGCAGTATATTAGTGCAAAAGGAGAGAAAAGATTTGTTAGTGCAAGTGAAGTCAAAGGGAGTGTTTTTATACTTGGCTTTTCTTGGTCTGAATGGCAAGACTTAGAAAAGGTTATTGTGGTTGAAGGGATAAGCACTATGTTTAGTATTTATGAAGCAACAAAAATTCCTTGTGTCTGTACCTTTTCCGCAAACTTTGGATTAACTGCCTTGAAATCTTTAAGAAAATTTACAAAAGCGCAGTTCATAATCTGTTATGACAACGATGCCAACAATGTGGGAAACATGAAGTCTGAAGAAATAGCATCTGCATTGAATAATTGTTTAGTAAGACTGCCTTCAATCATTGGAGATTATAACGACCTACATCAACAACAAGGTTTGGATGCTGTTAGAAATGAAATTTTAGATAGTGGACTTCCATTAAAGCAATTCAATATAAAATTTTTGAAAGGAGAAATTCCTAAACGAGAATGGCTTGTTGAAAATTTTATAGAACTTGGCAAACCAGGAATCATGGCAAGTATTGGTGGCATAGGAAAATCCATGTTGGCATTAGATTTATGTTTGAAAGTAGCTCATGGCTCTGGGTCCTGGTTAGGCAATCAAATAGTAAATTCCGGCTCTGCTGTTTATTTATCTGCTGAAGATGATGCTCAGGAGTTGCATAGGCGAGTAGATTCGTTAGACAAGGAAGGAAAACGATTTGAAGGATTGAACGAAGTTTATGCTTTACCTATACCTAGTATGAAAGAAAGACTTATTGTTCTAGGAGATAACAGTTCAAGTGGCCTGCATTTGACAAGTCAAGCTGAAGAATTGATTACCGCTTTAGAAAGTATTGAGAATTTAAAATTGGTTGTTATTGATCCAGTTCAAAGTTTTGTTAGTGCCAGTATTAGTTCGTCAAATGAAGCCGGACAAATGTATGCTAGTTTTTGTGCCAATATCTCTGCAAGATTAGGGGCAACCACGCTCTCAATCCATCACATGAGCAAAGCAGGTCTTGTATCAACAGAAGATAATATGACAGCAAGAGCAAGTATTCGTGGCGCAAGTTCACTCGTTGATGCGCATAGATTCGCACTAGCGTTGTATTTAAGTTCGGAAGAAGAAGCAGAGCGTTTATGCTTACAAAATGGCGTAGAATTTGATAGAACAAGGGTTGTTAGAGCTAGTATGGTTAAATCTAACAGCGAAATAGACTATTCGGTTAAGACTTTGTTTAGAAAAGATGTAGTCTTAGAAACAGTAGAAGATCAAAAAGGAGATATTAATTGGGATTAAGAGTATTAAGTTTATTTGATGGTATGAGTTGCGGACAACTAGCTCTGCAAAGGCTTGGAATAGAAGTAAGCACTTACTATGCTAGTGAGATTGATAAATACGCCATTGAGGTATGTCAAGCAAATTTTCCAGAAACGATACAAGTTGGAGATGTATGCAATTTAGAAGGCAAAGATTTTAAAAATATAGACATAATTTTTGCAGGCTCGCCTTGTCAGGGTTTTAGTAGAGCCGGAAAAGGACTTGCGTTTGACGATCCTCGTTCTGCATTGTTTTTTGAATTTGTAAGACTGCTTAAAGAAATCAAGCCAAAATATTTTCTTTTAGAAAATGTAAGGATGAAACAAGAATTTCAAGACATCATTACTGAACAAGTATCGGCCTGCTATCCAGATTTTGAAGGTGGCGATTTATTTGGCAGTCAAATAAAACCTATCTTAATCAATTCAGCTTTACTAAGCGCACAGAATAGAGAAAGGCTTTATTGGACAAATATTCCAGGAGTTGAGCAACCAGAGGATAAAGGTATAGTTCTTAAAGATATTCTTGAAGAAAATCCAGAGGAAAAGTATAAACTTTCTGATGCAAAGGTTGATAGGGTTTTAAATTCTCCTAGAGGTAAGGGTTTTTTTTACAATGAGGATTCAGAAAAAATCGGAACTTTGATTGCCGGTTATCATAAAGAGCCAACTGATGCGAGTTATATTGAAACTAAACCTAAACAAGTAGGTATAGCTACAGATATAAAAGGACACGATATACTTAAAAGAGTTTATTCTCCAAATGGCAAATCGCCAACATTAAACTCAATGGGCGGTGGTAATCGTGAGCCAAAAGTTGTATCTGGGGCCTGGAAAGCCAGGTCCAAAAAAGATGGTAAAAGGGTAGCTTGGAAAGAAACAAAACCACAACAAATGTTGGAGTTGCGTAAGGATCAAAAAAGTAATTCTATTGGCTTGGTGCAAAAAGATAGCGTTGTAGTAAAAGATTTGATTGAAGAAGAACGCATTGTTGTAGATAAAGAAAAAAGACAACTGTTAATCGCAGAAGCTACAAAAAAAGGATATACAGTTATTGAAGATGGCGATTGTTTTGATATAAGTTATCCGAATTCTAAAACTAGGCGTGGCAGAAATATGAAATATAAGTGCAACGCTTTAACTACTGTTAATCAAAATTACATGAGATTTGAAAATCTGTCATGGCGTAAGCTAACGCCTTTAGAGTGTGAAAGATTGCAGACAGTTCCGGATAATTACACAAACCATGTATCAAACACTAGGCGCTATGCTATGCTTGGAAATGGATGGACTATTGATGTTATCGCTCACATTTTAAAAAACATGGAATTATGAAAAAAGAAGAATACGATCCAAACGACTTATCCATAAAAAATGCTTATGCTACTCGTTGGATTTGGTATCACACATTGTTAGGTTTATTACTACTAATGAGCAACATACTTTTAATTTCTATTCTGACAATCCTGGCGGTTAAGTTATGAGTTTTGTTAGAAGGAGAAAGAAAAAGAATCGTAAGGCGGAGAAAGAATACAACGAATCATTGTGGAAAGCATATCCCAAGAAAAAGGAGAAAGATAATGAGTAAAGGCGACTGGCCCAGACCGGTAAATAAAAAGAAATTTGACGAAGAATTTGACCGAATCTTTAAGAAAGAGAAGAAGAAAGGTGGCGATTCTAAGGTACTAAATGGCGATTCTAGGGTATAAAGTGGAGAATCTAGGGTACTATTTGGCGATTCTAAAGGACAATATCCTATATATATACATATATATAGAGCGAGTTGCTTTAGGCAACTACGCTCTATAATTTATTATGTGGTGGCTAGTAGAGGAGATAGATAATGAAAGCGCTAGTGCGTTCGTGCAAACGAGCGTAGCGAAACGCTATCGTTCGTTCGGAGAAACGAAAAAAATCGTGTGGAAGTGGTATCGTGCGAACGTGGGGAGAAAAGATTTAAGTCCGGCTAGTAAATTAACTTTATGGGCGATTTGTGAAAGGCATAGACTAGAAACCTGGAGTTCGCATGATAGTAATAGATATTATGCGCTCATGTGTGGAATGAGTCATAAGACAGTTAGTAATGCTTTGCTTGAATTAGCAAGTGAGCAAAAGAATATCGTTTGGTTAGCAGACGAGGAAAATAAAACGCTCATGCGAAAAAGCAGACGAGGTATTCGCAGACATATTCTTTTGGTTGGCTTGAATAAATTATTAAGAGAAGAATTACCTACCGGAAATTCTTAAATTCTTCCCACGAATTCGTTTTTTGTGCTTGTTCATCGTGCTAGATGAAATTCTTTTTTTTCTTGACTGAGAAGATTTTTTTTTGATTGAGTTATGTTCTGGTTTTAAGAGAGTTTTTGATCTTTGCATGGCTTAGTGGTGGGAAAACTCTAAGGGGAGAATTATCATTATGAAAAAGAGTTTTCCCACGCTAATTAACTACGATACATTTTATCAAGTTCTATAATCTTTGACACATATAATTGCTTAAATTCTAAAGACTTGGCTTTGCGTATAGCAGTCTTTAAATTCGCACGTCTTTTGAAATATAGTTCTTTATTCATGGTGACCTCCTTGTTGTAAATATTCTATTTTGTCTAAAATTGTTTTAAGTAACTTGCTTTTTTTAATATGCAAATCAGCATTTTTTGATATGTACCATTTACCCATATAGCGTTTGCCAATATATCTTTTTTCCGCTTCATAATGAAATAAAACGCTTTTATGTAAGGTTTTTAATTCTTCTGGATTAAACTTCATGGTGATCTTCCTTTGAAAAAAATATATTGTTTGCATAGTCAATGGCTTGTTTTTCAGTTAATCCCTTTTTCAAGCCTTCTTCGACCAAATACTCTAAATGTGCTTGTACTAAATAATTTCTACTCATTCTTTCTCCTTTAAAAATTCCTGGAAATGCTTCTCTTTCTCTCTTAATAGTTGTTCACAAAAAGCAACTTCTCTCTGAAGTCTTTGAGCAGTTTTAAGTTTCATAATTCTTTCTAAATGCCACTCTTGGTTTAACTCGTTGTTTAAATCATAAATACGAGTTTCCAGTTGATCCTTTGAAAGACTGTTTAAATAATCTTTGTTCATTATTTCTCCTAATATTCTTTGAAGGCGAGAGAGAGCTTAGTGGCTAATTCTCTAAGCATCCTATTAAGCCTAATAAATCTAAAAGATCGCTTAATAACCATTTCTCTCTCTATAAAAATTATAAGTTATTTCTCCCTCATACATTTAAACCAGATTGTTCCGCTTAAATCACTATATGTAAGCCAATCTCCCTCTTTAGCATTAAATAATTTATCAAGAAAAGATTCTTCTAAATGCCATTCTTCTGCTAATTCAATTTCTTTAAAATAACTTAATCTTTGTTGAGTATAGTTATGAATAATAAAATATTCATCTTCTAAAGATTCAATATGAGAAATTTCATTTTCCGGAACTTCTTCGTTGCCCATATAACCATCTCCCCAGACAACTAAAAATGTTTTGTTATCTTTGGCTAACTCATATTCTGAGTCATAAGGGTTATATTGGTACATTTTTTCAACTTGCATTTGCATAATTATTTCTCCTCTAATTTTTTAATAGTTTTGAATATCTTGTTCCAATCTCCTTTATTTGCTGTCCATTGGTACAAAATAGAATTACAACTACCATGTTTAATGGTAATTACGCCATTTGATAAATTGCAAGTAAAACTTGCACTTCCTTTTTCTCTAATTTGCATAATTATTTCTCCTCTAGTTTTTTAGTTAAGTGTTCTAATTTTTCTAAAATTGCTAATAGAAAAACTTCCTTTTTTATAACTCTTTCCTTGTCTTGCGGTGTCCAGGAATTTTTGCGAAATTTCTTTAACTGCAATCCACGAACATGAGTTAAATTGATTTTTACATCTGTATGCAAATAATCTAATTCTTCTTTAGTAAATTTCATTTCTTCTCCTTACAAAAGGTTAGTAGAATCCTTTAAAAGTTTATTTAATAAATTGTTCATGTCCTCTTGAGTAATATCTTCTCCAATAACGTCAGAGATATTATCTAAAAAATGAACATCATCTAAAAAGTTAAAACATACATCTATTATGTTTTTTTCTTTGTCTGTTAGTTCTGGCATGGTTATTTCTCCTCTAATAATTTATCTAAAATATTATCAACTACTCTTAAATAATTAGAACAATGTCTTTTATCAACAGAACTACTGCCACTATGAATTAAATTTATTAATTCTTTGCACTCTTTCCATAGAACATCCTCTAAAACTTCTTTTTGTCTTTTGGTTAATTCCATTATTATTTCTCCTATATATATTCTTTTGTAAGTTCAATTAATTTTTGATCTTTTGGATTGTTCTTAATGTATTTCAGAACTTCTTCAAAATCATCGGTAATGAAAGCATCTCCTTCGTCATAACCATAACAAAGCACAACTTGAAATCTTGGATAATTCTTTTCTCCAAAAATATCCATGTTATTTTCTTGTCTTGTCTTTTCATCATGTGAGTTAATCCATACATGATAGGCTTTGTAATTATCTTCTTCAGTACTGAAACTTGGTAAAGAATCATTGTGATAGGACATACATACCCATTCTTTAGGTATGTCTAAATCGCTATAATAGTTTCTCCAATCGTCATAAATACTCATTGTTATTTCTCCTATAAAAAAAAGGAAGTAGCATATGCTACTTCCAACCTTCGTTTAAATCAGTAAGGATATATTCTCCAGTTTTGATTTTCTTTTCTGTTTCTCTTTTGGTTTCTCCTAGAAATAAATTTCTATATTTGCCAGTAGTAACTGAATAATCCCAGTATCTTTTATCAAGATATATTACTAGTTTATTATTTTCATATGTTCTTTTAGCTATAACACTTCCATAACTTTGAAAATAATCGGCATCACTAGTTTCTATTTCAAACTGGTTAGCGATTGGGTTTCCACTATGACCAATTATGTTTCTAACTGATATCTTGTTTCCTTTAATCATTGATGTAATCATTGATGTTTCTCCTTTAATTAGTTAATCAATATGACAATGATACCAGAAGAATAATCATTTACAACCATTTTAAAACACTTTTACGCTCTTTATATAGGTACATTGTTATCGCTAATTAGTGCTTAAAAGATCAAAAAAATATAAAATAAGCTATGCAAGAGAAGAAAAAAGCCGGAAGAAAGCGTATTACCTTCACAGAAGAACAATTAGAACAAATAGAAAAATTATCTGGCCTAGGGGTTTCAGAACGCTCTATAGCAGAAGTTCTGGGGGTTTCATTAAGTACACTTGCCAGGCGAAAAAGAGATTCTGCCATTTTTGACACCACTTTAAAGAGGGGAAAGATTAAAGCGGTGGCGGAAGTTTCAAACGCTCTTTTTGATTCGGCAACTGGAAGAAGCGGAAATCCGCCCAATGTCTCAGCTCAGATCTTTTTTTTGAAAAATCGAGGGGAAAAAGTAGCCGATTGGTCAGATGTTCAAAAGATAGAAAATACATTTTCACTTGATGAAATTATTAACTCCGCAAAAAAACGAGTTCCAGATGCAACCGCAGAGCTTAAAAGGGTTGAAGATGTTGATTCTAAAGGGGGGCGTTCCTTCTTAGATAGTAAAGAGTCTTTAAATGTTTCTGAATCTCTCCCTTCTACCAATACAGAAACATAACTTGGGCGATGAAGTTTCCTTTTCTCCGCTACATCGCCCATCCTATAAGATCCAGGCCCATAGTAAGCGCTTACTATCGCCAGGCCCCCCATTTAAAAGTAATCAGGCCGGTAGCGTACGAGTAACTAATGAGATAATTTTTTTTTAATATTATGAAATATGGAAGTGAAGTAGAAAAAAAACTAATGACTGAACTATGGTCAATGAATATCAAAGATGATCCTTTGAATTTCGTTAAATTTGTCTTTGAATGGGGAAAAGAAGGAACACCCCTCGAAAACTTTACTGGCCCAAGAAAGTGGCAAGAAAAAATTTTGCGAGATATTGGAATACATATACAAAGAAATCAAACTATTGATTTTCCAGAAATGTATCGTTTAGCAGTTGCTAGTGGTCGTGGTATTGGAAAGTCTGCTTTAGTGTCTTGGTTAATACTATGGATGCTATCTACCAGACTAGGATCAACAATAATTGTAACAGCAAACACCGAACAACAATTACGCTCAAGAACATGGGCGGAATTAGGCAAATGGCTAACTTTAGCTATAAATTCACATTGGTTTAACAAAACCGCAACAACAATAAGACCGGCACAATGGTTTGAAGAAGCACTTGTGCGTGATTTAAAAATTGATACTGGATATTACTACGCACAAGCGCAATTATGGTCTGAGGAAAACCCAGATGCTTTTGCCGGTATTCATTCAAGTTATGGTGTTTGTTTAATCATGGATGAAGCATCTGGTATTCCTGCACCTATTTACAGCGTTTCTGAGGGATTTTTCTCTGAGCCAACAGCAGATAGGTATTGGCTAACTTTTTCTAATCCTAGAAGAAATACAGGCCCATTTTATGATTCTTTTCATGGAAAGCGTTCGTTCTGGAAACAAGAACAAATTGATTCAAGAACAGTTGAAGGCACAGATAAAGAGTTATTCCAACAAATGTTAGAACAATATGGCGAAGATTCAACAGTCGCACGAGTGGAAGTATTGGGCGAATTCCCTCGTGCTGACGATGATACTGTAATTCCAATGGAGTTAATCAAAGCATCTATCGACAGAGATGTTTCTTTGTCCGCAAGTGCGCCAATTATTTGGGGATTAGATGTTGCACGTTATGGTGGCGATAATTCTGCTCTTTGCGTTCGTCAAGGAAACACAGTTTTAGAAATGAAGTCTTTCCAGTCTATGGATTTGATGCAACTTTGTGGTGCAGTAAAAAATAAATTTGATGATTGCACCGCCTTAGAACGACCACAAGAAATTTTAGTTGATGTTATCGGTTTAGGCTCTGGTGTTGTCGATAGACTAGCCGAACAAAACTTACCTGTGCGTGGGATCAATGTTTCTGAAGCACCGGCAACGAAAAAAAATTATTTGAATTTACGAGCAGAGTTGTGGTTTTCAATAAAAGATTGGTTGGCGCAGCGTGATTGCAGACTTCCTAATGATGATGAGCTTGTTTCTGAATTAGCTGCGCCTATCTACAAATATACCTCATCTGGAAAAATAAAACTCGAAAGTAAAGAAGAAATGCGTAAGCGTGGAATAAAATCGCCAGATAAAGCAGATGCTTTAGCACTAACAATGGCAAGTTCAGCTGCTTCCTTTAGTGGCAGTATGTCGTTTATGGGGTATAATTTTAGGCAACCTTTAAAATCCAAAATTATACGCATAGGTTAATCAATGGAATACGACAAAGATAAAGAAGAAAATCAAGAAGAACAGATTGATACAAGAGAGTTACAAAGCATTATTAAATCCGAAATGGATGATGCTAAAGACTACATCGACCAAATCGGAGAGTCTAGGGCGGAAGCTACAGAATATTATTTAGGCAACGAGCCTGAAGCAAATAGTTCTTTGCAGTCAGAGTTTATTTCTACTGATGTTAGAGATTCTATTTTATTTATGATGCCCTCAATTATGCGTACATTTTTTGGCACAAAGAAAGTCGTTGAATTTATACCTCGCAATCCAGAGGACATACCATTAGCAGAACAACAAACAAACTATATTAATTATATTATTCAACAAAAAAATCCTGGTTTTAAAGTCCTTTACGATGCGTTCAAAGATGCACTCGTACGAAAATCAGGTTTTGTTAAGGCATTTTGGGATGATAGCATTTCAGCTTCTACACACGAATATACAAATTTAACTAGAGAAGCATACATGGCGTTAGTTATGGATGCTGATGTTGAAATAGTTAAAGAAAAAGTTGAAATGGAACAAATGAAAATGGTTGATCGTATGACTGGCGAAGAAGTCATGCAAGAAACTCCAGTTAGTTACGATGTAACAATTAGACGAGTTAAGAAAAAAAATCAAGTTTGTATTGAGTCTATCCCCCCAGAAGAAGTTTTGATTTCTCGTAATGCAAGAAATATTTATGAAGCGCCTTATGTTGCGCATCGCATGGTAAAAACTGTAAGCGACTTAGTAGCTATGGGGTATGACAGAGAAGAAATACAACAATATGCGGGATCAGGCTCTAATTTAGATGCCGATACTTACGATGAAATAGAAGCTCGTAATCCTTATGACGACAATGTTTTTGACGACAGAGGAAGTTATGGGAATAAAAATGTTTTATATGTTGAACATTATTTATTTTTTGATTTAGATGGCGATGGTATAGACGAGCGTATAAGAGTTTGTACTGCCGGAGAAGGAATAAATGTAATTAATGTTGAACAATGGGATGATTTACCGATTGTAATGTTTTCTCCTGATCCTGAGCCACATACAGCTATAGGATCGTGTCCGGCAGATTATGTTATGCCGATACAAAGAGCTAAATCACAAATTATGCGTGATACTTTAGATTCTTTGGGCCATTCAATCTTTCCAAGAATGGGTGTAGTTGAAGGACAAGTTAATATTGACGATGTACTAAACACCGATATAGGACAACCAATTCGTATGAGAGCGCCAGGTATGGTGCAACCTTTTTCAGTACCTTTCGTGGGTAAAGAAGCCTTTCCGGTTTTAGGATATTTAGACGAAGCAAAAGAAAACAGAACTGGTGTTTCTAAAGCAAGTGCCGGTTTAAACGCTGAAGCTCTGCAAAGCACTACTAAAGCTGCGGTATCAGCTACTATGTCTGGTGCGCAAGGCAGAGTTGAGTTGATTTGTCGTCATTTTGCCGAAGGTGGCATGAAAGAATTGTTTGGTTTGGTAAATAATTTAGTTGTTAAGCACCAGGAAGGACAAGATATGTTTAGACTTAACAACGAGTTTATTCCGGTTGATCCTCGTTATTGGGATTCTGATAAAGATATTTCTATTAATGTTGCAATTTCTAAAAATAGCGATGAAGAAAAAATGATGGTGCTAAATAACTTAGCAAGTAAGCAAGAACAAATTTTACAACAGTTAGGCCCACAAAATCCTTTAGTAAATTTACAGCAATACTCAAACACACTTACTAAAATGATTGAGTTAGCAGGCTTTAAAGATGCGCAAAGTTTTGTAAATACTCAAGTTCCGCCTATGCCCCCAATGCCAGAGGAACAAAAACCTGATCCTGCGGAATTATTAGCAGAAGCAGAAATTCAAAAATCAAGAGTTCAAGCGCAAAAAGCTGTATTGGATGCAGAAACAAGTCGTATGAAAATTATTATGGATGATGATAGACAGCGTGATGAAGCTGAAGCCGATATTAGAATAAAAGCTGCTGAATTAGCAGCTAAATATGGAACGCAAGTTGATATTGCTGAAATAAACGCTCTAATGGAACGAGATAGAGAAACTATAAGGCAAGTGGCAAAAGTTGAGTCGCAGGGGTTGTTTGACGATGACTTCAATAGCGCCAGTTAAACTTTATCATTTGGAATGTGTAGTTGGGGATCACGTTTATATCGGTACAGATATTAAGGCTCGTAGTTTTGAACAAGCAAAATCATTTATGAAATTTTTATTTAAGGATAAAATAGAAGCTGATACTGAAATATTTTTAATTAAAGAAATAACTTTGCACTAATGAAAGATTCAAGACTAAAACGAGCAGGTGTGTCTGGGTATAACAAACCTAAAAGAACGCCAGGACACAAAACCAAATCACATATTGTCGTTGCTAAAGAAGGCGACAAAGTTAAAACTATTCGTTTTGGACAACAAGGAGTAAAAACCGCAGGTAAGCCAAAAGCAGGCGAGTCAGCAAAACAAAAGGCTCGTAGAAAATCTTTTAAAGCTCGTCATGCAAAAAATATTAAAAAAGGGAAGATGTCAGCAGCTTACTGGGCGAATAAAGTAAAATGGTAAGACCACAACAACATCAAAGAAAATTAACTAAACAACAATTAAAAAAAATAAAAGAACAACAAAAATTAAAAAAACACAATCAACTTAAAAAAGATGAAACGCAAATTCGCAAAAGTACCTAAGACCAAAGGTGGTGTGCCTAAGAAGTATGTAAAAGGCGCAAAAAATCCAAAGGCTAGGGAGAAAGAAATAAAAAGAACTGCTAAACTATACAGACAAGGTAAATTAACACCGGCTATGATGAACAGAATATCTAAACAGAGAAGCAAAAGTGGCAGGAAGTAAAGAAGCAACTTTAAAAAAATACGCTAAGTCTAGCGGTATTTCCAAAGGCACTTTAGCAAAAGTTTACAAAAGAGGTCTTGGCGCATATTATTCGTCAGGATCACGACCAGGTGTATCTGCGCATCAATGGGCTGCAGGCCGAGTACGATCTTTTGCTACAGGCAAAGGTGGTGCTAGAAAAGCAGATGCAGATTTACTAAGACCAAAACGTAAAAAGAAGAGGTAGTTATGTATCATTCAAAAAAGAAGAAAAAAACTAAAACCAAACCTAAAACTAAAAAAAAGAAGTAATCATGCCTTTTAGTAAATATTCTCCAAAACAAAAGAAGTTAGCCAGAGTAGCTAAACCTCGTAATAAAATTACTGGTGCTGATTTTAAAAAATTAAAAGCTAAAAAGAAAACTAAAAAGAAATGAAGAAAAAACTAAAAGCACCTAAAGGCTTTCACTTTATGAAGTCTGGCAAGACTTATAAATTGATGAAGCACGAGGGCAAATTTAAACCACACAAAGGCGCTAGTCTTACTGCTGAGTTTGAGGTGCAAAAAACTCATGGTTAAGACAAGTGGACTTTGAGCAATATTATGTTGAAGCATCTTTATTATTGGCAAGTGTCTTAGGTGGACTTGCTCTCAAAGACTATTCTGTATCATTCATCAAAGGTCTTAAATTCAAACTAAACTCACAATTTAACGAAGGCGATAAAGTCTTACTCGATGGCGAACAAGCCATGATAATCAAGATTGGTATGGGTACTACTGTCTTTGGTGTATATTCAAAAGATGGTTATACTTGGCGTTACATTAGCAATACCAAGATAGAGAGTTTAAAATTGGAGAAAATAGTTGATAAAGATTTACACGCTGATTCAGCGCATGAAAAGGCTATGAAACTACAAAAAATATTAGAAGGTAAAGACGATGATTGATAAATTTTTTAAACCAATAAGCGATTTAATTGGTAAAGCCATACCTGATAAAAATAAGCGTATGGAATTAGAAGCTAGTATCAAAGCGCAAATGATTGATTTGCAAAAAGCACAAGCAGAAATAAATTTAGAACAAGCAAAACATCCTTCTATTTTTGTTTCGGGATCAAGGCCTGCAATCCTTTGGATTTGCGCATTAGCCTTGATGTGGCAATACTTTTTAGCACCTTTAATGAATTGGATAGTAGTTATCTCAGGATCATCAATTCAACCACCAGTTTTAAATACTGAAGGACTAATGACCTTAACTTTGTCTTTGCTTGGTCTTGGCGGTTTAAGAACTGCTGAAAAATGGAAAGGTGTAGCTCGTAACAATATGCGAGAAGAAAATGTCAAAGATGTACTAAGGCCTTAGTATGGTATTTATGACAGAAATTCCGGCAGTTTTATCTGATAAAACTGTAAGAATATTTGAAGGCCCTTTGGTTTATGCTAATACTTATGAAGAAGCTAAAATTAAAGCAAAAAAAATGAATAAAGATTTGATTATTGTTGGCGAATATATAATGGCAGAAAAAATAATTTTTGAAGATGAATTGGGAACTTTATAAAAATTTTAAGCCAGAAGAATTTGCTTGTCAGCATTGTGGTAAAGAAGGTATCAAAGAAGAACTATTAAATAGGCTACAAGCTCTTAGAACTTTTTTAAATTTTTCTTTTGTAGTTAGTTCTGGCTATCGTTGTCCAGAACATCCTATTGAAGCAAAAAAATCTAAGCCTGGTACACATAGTACAGGTCTTGCAGTTGATATATTGTGTCGTGGTGTGGAAGCATATAAAATTATTACTTATGCAAAAGAATATGGTTTTACAGGCATTGGCGTTAATCAAAAAGGCAATAGTAGATTCATACATCTTGATATTGCAAATCACTCAGAAGAAAGACCAAGACCTACTGTTTGGAGTTATTAAATGGCAAGAGCGACTGTAGCAGAAATAGATAAGCGTTTAAGTTCCCATGAAGCTGCTTGTGAACAGCGTTGGAAAGAAAACTATAGACGTTTAGAAGCCATTGAAAACGCTATTACTTCAGTTAATAAAACTATAAGAAACACGCTAATATTTGTTTTAACAATATTTTTAGGAGTTACTGGTTTTCTATTACAAGAAGTTATTTATCAAGCTATCTCATAAATTATGCCCTCACAAAAAGAAATATTAGAAGCCAATGAAGCAGAAGTTATTTTAAATAGCGAAGTATTTAAAAAAGCTGTTGCACACCTCAAAGAAGAATATATGCAAAAGTGGGAAAACTCCTCTGAAGCTGATAGCAGTTTTAGAGAAGATTTACACAAAGCTATCAGAATTTTGCCAGAAGTAGAAAAACATCTAAGGATTATTATTGAAAAAGGCAGAATAACTAAAACTCAATTAGACAAGATAAGAAGCATAACTAGATAATAATTCTTGAGCTTTCCTGGTCTTTTAGAGTAAAATTTGAACATTATTTACTATATGAGGTAAAAACATGGCAACACCGGAAAAACCGACTGCATTACAAACTAATTTACAACAGGCAGAACAAGCATTTTCTAACTTACTGACTCCTGAAGAAGAAGCACCAGTTGAAGAAAATGAAGAGTTTGTTGAAGAAGCTGTAGAAGAAATCGAGGAAGTTACCGAAGAAACAGAAGTTGAATTGGAAGCTACTGAAGAAATCGAAGAAACAGATGAAGAAGTTCTTGAAGAAGATCAAGACGAGTCAATAGAAGATCAAGTAGAGCATGAGGAGAGCGAACAACCTGAGCTTTATACTGTCAAACAAAATGGTATAGAAACTCAAGTTACCCTCGAAGAACTCCAAAATGGCTACAGTCGTCAGCAAGACTATACACGCAAGACTCAAGAATTGGCTAATCAACGTAAAGAGATTGAAAGCCAACAAGCAGAGTTAAAGCAAAAAGACGAAGTTTATAGGGATTTATTACCTAAACTTGAAGCTAGTTTAGAAGCCGAATTAGGCAAAGAGCCTGATTGGAAACAGCTATATGAAAATGATCCTATAGCTTATGTTCGTGAAAAAGATGTTTGGAACGAAAAAAAGAAACAATTGGAAGCTACAAAAGCTGAACAGCAAAGACTCAAAGATGATGAAATTGCAAAACAGCGAGAACAAATAGAGCAATTTATTCAGTTCGGCAACCAGGAGTTATTAAAAAAAGTTCCGGAATGGAAAGATACCGAAAAAGCTAATTCTGAAAAGATAGCTATTAGGGATTATGCTATTAATTCATTAGGTTTCACAGCAGAAGAAATGGATCAAGTTTATGACTACAGAATTTTATTAGGTTTAAGAAATTCTTGGTTGCATGATAAAACTGTAAAAGCAACAAAGAAAAAACCAACACAAAAATCTGCAGCCAGAGTAGCTAGGCCTGGAACTGCAAATCAAGTTAGAAAATCAACTCCTTTAAAACAGTCTAAACAGAGGTTAGCTAAATCTGGCAAAGTCCAAGATGCGGCTAAAGTTTTTGAAAATTTAATTTAATTTCTAGCGAAAGCTAGAGGAGTATGAAAAATGGCTAAAGTTACAAATGCCTTTGATACTTATACTGCGACTGCTGACAGAGAAGAATTAAGCGATGTTATTTATAACATCTCTCCAACAGCAACTCCGGTAATGAGTGCCATAGGAAGAAATAACGTAAGTAATGTGCAGTTTGATTGGCAAGTAGAATCTTTGCCAACTCCAAGTGCAACAGGGAAACTTGAAGGTTTTGAACTTTCAAGAGCAGCTTCGACTGCTACAACTAGAGTGAGCAATATCTGTATGATTTCAAGCAGAGATGCAACAGTTACAGGCTCACAAAACGCTTCTGATGCAGCAGGCAAAAGAAGTGAAATGGCGCACCAATTAGCTCTTATGGCTAAAGCGTTGAAAAGAGATATGGAAGAAGCCTTAACTCAAAACAACGCAAAAGCAGCCGGTAACGCTACTACTGCTAGGCAAACAGGTGGTTTAGAAACTTGGATCACTACTAACAAGTCTATCGGTACTAATGGTGTTTATGGCGGTAGTGGTGCAGCTACTACTAATGGAACGCAAAGAGCTATAACTGAAGCTCTTGTTAAGACTGTTCAACAGTCTTGTTTCACTAATGGTGGTGAGCCTTCATTACTAGTTGTTGGCCCTCACGTGAAATCAGTTGTATCTGGTTTTACTGGTAGAAGTTCAGCTAGACAGTTCGTAGATGCTAATACTATTGAAGCATCTGTATCTATCTACTCTGGCGACTTTGGAGAACTACAAGTAGTTCCTTCAAACAGAAGTAGAGGTAGAACTGCCTTACTATTAGACCCTGAGTATGCAAAAGTTTCTTATCTTAGAGATTTTGAAACTATCGACATCTCAACTATTGGTGATGCTGAAACTAAAATGATAGTTGTTGAATATGGCTTAGAAGTGAGCAACGAAGCTGCTCATGGTGCTGTGTACGACTTATCAACATCATAAGTTTAATTAAGAGGGGTGCTAGTCGCCCCTCTTTTTTAAAATGGCAAGAAGAACAGTAATAGACTCAAGAACAAACTTTGTTAGCGAATTTGCTACCGAAGATGATAAGTTTGTTTATCACACCAAACAAAACGTAGCGCCAATATTGAAGCACGTTAAAGACCTACAAGAATTTAAACCAGGAAAAGAATTACGTCATGTTGCAGAAGTACCTATGGTAATATATCAAAAAGCTATACGAGAAGGTTGGGCGAATGACAAAGCCAAATGGAAAAAATGGTTAAACGATCCTAACAATAAACTTTTTAGAACTTGGCAAGGTAAAGTATGACTTACGATGAATTAAAAACACAGATAGCAGATTTTTTAAACAGAAGCGATTTGACTTCTAAATTAGATTTTTTTATTGATGCTACCGAAGGTGAACTTAACAGAAGATTAAGAACCAAAGATATGGTGGTTAGAGCGACTGCAACTGCTGATAGTCAATATTTATCTTTACCAACTGACTGGTTAGAAGCTATTAACATAGAAATTACCTCTGGCGATTTCACACCTTTACTACAACAATCTATAGAATCTTTAGATGTTTATAGAAAAGCTAACGACAATACTTCTGGACAACCAGTTTTTTTCTCTGTTGTTGATAAAACTTTAGAGTTAGCACCTACACCTGACACAAGCTATACATTACAATTAACCTATTATGCTTCGATAGCAGCGTTGAGTAGCACAAACACTACCAATTTTGTATCGACAGGACACCCAGATGTTTATTTATATGGTTGTCTAAAACACGCTTCGATTTACCTAATGGAAGATGAGCGTGTAAATATGTTTTCTCAGTTGTTTGAAAAAGCACTAGAAGAAATGAGAATGGAACAAGAACGTGCTGAATTTGGCAAAGGCTCTTTAATACCAAGAAGAAGAACTTATGGCAAAGCACACAAAACAACTTATCATTTTAAGAGTTGAGGTAAGATATGTCAGGATTTAGTGATTATTTAGAGGACAAAGTTTTAGAGCATGTATTTGGTGGTAACGCTTTTACAGCACCATCTACTCTATATGTGGCCTTATATACAGTAGCACCATCTGATACTGGTGGTGGCACAGAAGTTTCTGGCGGTGCTTACGCTAGACAAACAGCAACATTTACTGTTTCAGGTACAAACCCTACAACTGCAAGTAACACAGCAGCTATTGAATATCCTAGTGCTACAGCAAATTATGGAACTGTGGTTGCTGTTGGTGTTTTAGATGCTTCTTCAGGCGGTAATTTATTAGCTTACTCTACTTTAGATTCTTCAAAGGTCGTAAGTAGTGGCGATGCTTTTAGATTCAATGCTGGTGATCTTGACATAACGCTGACGTAACATCATGGCCAGTATCGGCTATAATCAGGGTTACTACAGCAGATCCAAATATAATAACTTAGCACACCAAGCTGAAGCCACAATATCTGGCGTTAGCGGTTTTAGTGCTTCTGCTGTAATTGCTCAAGTTGGTGCTAGTACCATTTCTGCAACAAGTGCTTTTAGTTCTGTAGGCACACAATTAGATTTAGGCACAGCAACAATTCAAGGTACATCTGGCTTTACTTCTACAGGTACACAAATTGATTTTGGTAGTGCAACAATTACTGGTGTTTCTGCATTTAGTTCTATTGGTCGTCAAGTTTTTTCTACTACTCAAACTATTGCAGCAATTTCTGGTTTTAATTCAATAGGTACGCAAATAGATCATGGTGCTGCTACGCTTGTAGCAATCTCTAGTTTTAGTTCTATTGGTGGGTTAAAATGGACAGACCAAATAGTTGCGGATGGCTCTTGGACAGAACAAACTGTAGCAAGTGATACTTGGACAGAGCAAAACGTGTCTGCTGATACTTGGACAGAGCAAAATGTTACGAGTGGTACTTGGACTAACCAAACCAATCCGACAACTACTTGGACAGATTTAGACGAACAAGAAGTAGCATAATATGGCAGATACAACAACAACCAATTTAAATCTTACCAAACCAGAAATAGGTGCGGCCGAAGATACTTGGGGTATTTCTTTAAACAATGATTTAGATGCAATAGACGCTATATTTAGTGCAACAGGAACACCAGTTTCACTAAATATTGATGGTGGAGATATAGCATCTGCGGTCACAATAAACAAGTCGCCAGTTATAACATTGGGCGGTGATCTTACTGGAAATGTTACTTTAACAAATTTAGCTAGTGGCACTTTAAGTGCTTCTTTAGCATCTTCAATAAGTCCAACTTTTCAAAATTTAACATTATCAGGAACAGACTCAATCAAAGTACCTGCAGGAACTACAGCGCAAAGAAATGGTTCTGCGGTAAATGGAATGTTTAGATACAACACCACAACAAATGAATTTGAAGGTTATCAAAATAACGCTTGGGGCGCTGTTGGTGGTGGAACTACCATAAATAACAATGCTGATAATAGAATTATCACAGGAAGTGGCACAGCAGATACTTTAGAAGCCGAAACAAATTTGACCTATGACGGAAGCACATTAAGTGTTTTAGGAGATATAACCAACACTACAAATACCTTCACTAATGTAAATATAAATTCTACAAGAACATCAGGCAACATCGGTGGTGTTAAATTTGTAACAAATGGCACACCTAAAGGTTCAATATTTGGAACTGTAGATGGTGATGTAACTTTTACTGTAGGTGGTTTATTTACAGAACCTATGCGAATGAAATCTGACGGAAAAGTTGGCATAGGAATTTCAAACCCACAAGCACAACTACATATTGGCGGCACAGTACCTACTGTAATTATCGGTGATGCAGATGAGGAAGATATAAAACTTATTTTTGACGGAAATGCACAGGATTACCACATTGGTCTAAAAGATGCAGGGGATAAATTTATAATTGGTAAGGGGCAAACTTTAGGCACAGATCAAATTATAGAAATCTCAGATGGATTAAGCTCAAAACCCCAGGTTGGTATAGGTTATGCAGGTGCTAACCCTATGAGTATAAGTTATACAGGAACAGCATTTGCGGTAAGTGAGCAAACTGGCACAGCTAGTGTGCAAGTGGATGGCGGTAACGCCGCAAGAATGGATTTTGGTGTAGGTGGAACTGCACTTCTTAGAGTCTATAATGATGCCTCAAACTACACAGAATTTAAAAGAACAACCAACCACCCAATTATTTTTAATACAAATAATACAGAGATTCTTAGAATTTTAAGCACAGAATTGAAACTTGCCTCTGGTAAAAAACTTGTTGGTGGTGCTTCAAATGTAGATTTTACAATTCAATCAGAACACAGAACTGAAATCATAGGTGCTAGTAAAGGAACTGTTATATTTAAAGACCAAGGAACTGCTTATGCTTTATTTGAAAGACCTACAAGCACAAATGATTTTGATATACAAAACCCTATTTCAGACGGAGATATAACCTTTGTTGGGAATGACGGTGGTAGCACAATAA